TTATTCTGGCAGTCAACTCTTCTAATCTACCATCATTTATTACTTTACTCCAGAACCCTAATTTTGTATCTTTATAAGGTTGTGAGTGTCCCTTCTTTTGTATCTTACGTGCAATAGCAAAGGCAAATTGTTTAACTGCTTTCTCTCTATTTTGTGTTTTAATAGGCTTAGCAACTTTCCTATCCTTTGACATCTTAGTTCGAGCTTCAGACATCTTAGGCTTTAAACCACGTCTTACAATCCACTTTTCTAATGATGTTATTTCGTCCCTACTTATTTCGCCACCAGGACCTCTACCTTTGTCAAGTATGTAACCGTACTTAGGCATTTCAATCTGTAATACTATTGCCCCATTAACATTGCGTGGTGGTATGTAGTTAATCTTAGCACTTAATCTTGATGCTTGCCCACCATAAGATACCGCAGCATCTAAGTTAGCCCTAACATCATTTACAGTCGATTCCCCAAACTCAACAAGTATTTTATCTATTTCATCACCTAATGCCATTCAACGCTATTTCAAATTTCCCTTTATCTTTTAAGTAACTAATCTTATTCATAAATTGCACCAAATTCCAATTGTACACTGCTTCCCATGTTATCCTTTCATTTAATGCACATTGGTCTATGTTGTACTCCCACCCCCATTGTTCAAGAAATCCTGAAACTCTTTGTCGTTCTGTATCTCGTCCATCGTCTTGGCTAACAACTCTTGATTCCTCTGTAAATATTCCTGTATAAGTTTCTCGCATTGACTGTAAAATCTTAGCGAAAAAAAAACAGCCCCTAAAACGTCCCCTATTCTTTTGCTTAACATTTTGTTAGCTACATACGAATGGTTAGATGCGTGGTAAGCTCCATTAGATGGTCTGTAAATAACTGCCAATAATTCATTAAGTTGAGCTTCATTCTTATAAAGTGAATAGAAGTCAACCATTTGATTAACAGATATATTGGTAAGTTCAACTGATGGACTGTAATACTTAAAACCTATTCTTAACTTACGCTTAAAATCTAAATCAGTTGGTATTTCTTTTAAGAATGCTATTTTGGACATGATGTAATTAACGTCCATTAACTCAACATCTTCTAATGCTTTGCCTGTTACAATAGCCATTTCATTAGCTATCTTATCTAATGGCTCCATATCCTTAGGTAACTTTGATAGGCTAATATATTGTTGAACTGTTAAATCTTCAAATCTCATTGTTTTAAAGTATTAAAAATTAATAAAAGGGACTTATAATAATTCAATCTTAGATGACTTATTAATCTTATTTAAGGCAATATAACGTAGGGCATCAATGGCATGGTTATCTTTGTCAATCGGTGTTCCTAATTGTTTACCCTCTTTGTCAACTGCCCATCGCCAGGACCTAAACTCTTTGATTAAGTTAGTACTTGCTTTAGTTATATTGATAGTATATTGTTGGAGTGTGTCAATTGAATTACGTATTGAGTCAGCTCCTTTTGATGCGGGATAAATGTTTTTAAACCCACCTCTGTAAACGTCTTCAATAGATTTTGGTTCGGCACTATCTGCTATTATATCAGCATATCGATTAATACCTAATTCATTCATTTTAAGTACTATGTCGCTATTGGTTAAACCTGTTTGGTATATTAACTCATTAACGTAAAGCTCACCGTTGTATCGGTAACATTCGATTAAAGTAGTTGGATCGTTTGTAAAGCCCCAATCCATTCCGTATGATATAAATTCGGCGTTTGGTGGGATTGCATCGACTTCGTTCCAATTCTCAAAGATTACACCCTGTAAGTTACCAATGTTACCTAATCCGTAAACATTCCAAAGATTAGCCCAATACTTATTCTTTACTTCGCCATTCTCATAATAGCCATTAGTATAATAATTTAGTATTTCGCTCCTTTCGTTTTCAGATAGTAATTCATTATCCCTAAAAGTAAGTTGCAGAAAGTCAACATCTGGACGCCCAACAATATCGGTGTCAATGTAGAACTCAGCATCGGGATTGTAATCGGCATACACTTGCCCAGCTCTCGACGCCACTTGCCTATAACTTTCAAAGTCTATTTTATTAACCTCATTAAAGTATGCAACATCCGATCGTAAACCCTTACCAACATCTGACTTATCTAATCCTATAAACTTAATAAATGAGCCGTTAGGAAATCGGTATAAAGTGCCTGCTAAGAAACGTGAATCGTCATAGATGCCTATTAACCTCATTAGCTTAACAAAGTCTTTAATAACCGTTAAACGCATCTTAGTTAACTCAGACGATAGTATCAGTATTTCTTTATCTGGCTTTGATGCTGCATGGTTAATTAACAATATTAATATTGAAATAGTTTTACCCGCACCTTGTCCACCTCTTATTACTTTAATCCTTTTCTTTAAAGATGCTATCTTAAGTAAGGAGGTTGTCTTTTGAATCATCCAATGGATCTAAGTTTAAAACACTAATTGAAGTATTAACATTTGAGTCAATCTTATCCGACCAACCTAATTTATTCTTAGCATAGAATATTCCTTTACCCTCATTAGCAACTATATCACCAGCTAAGGCTTGAAATAACTCGTCTATATTTTTTATAGTGTTACTTTTTAGCTCACAATCGCCTTTACGCCACGCATAATAAGTTTTACGTGCAATTGTATCAAACTTTAATAAAGGTAGCCATACGTTAAGAAAATAGGCTATTGTAGGTATATGCCTTTCTTGTATTTCAACTATCTTTCCTGAGCCTGTTGCAACCTCTTTAGTGTGTGCTAAACATTCTCTGATGTATTCATTAGCGTAGTCTTCTAATGCGTTTATGAAATCTACTGACTTATTGTTGCTCATTATATTCTAAATTATGTAATGAAATCATTATTTTTTTAACTGTATTTAAATCAAATTCAAACCATTCGTTTTTTATTAAATTATTAGAGTATAAATTTATAAAATCCTGTTCTATTTCGTAAGGATTATTTAATTTATGTATTGATAACAATTTTAATTCAAATGGAATATAACTTGAAATGTCTCTTAATCGTCTTTTTGGATTTGTACTAACACCTATTTTATATTTATTAGTTCCAACAATATTTAAAAAATAGATATAACCTACACTAATTTTAGATGCCTGTAAATTTCTTAAGCAATTTTTACCTCCAATATGATTAGGAAAAATAACGTATAAACCATCTTTATTTTTTTTAAAAGGTAATTCAATGTTTAATTCACTAATCACTTCATTAGTTTCTATGTATTTATTTCTGCCCATTTCTTATTTCATTTAAAAAGTTTTCAAATTCATTTTTATCAAAACTCATTTTACTATCATAGTAAGGTTTATATTTTGATGGTAATTTAAATAGTATTTTATATTTAGCTTTTTCTTTATAAAGACTTAATTTAATAAAATAGATGCCAAAGATCTTATAACCTTCAATCCATTTCATAAATTCATTAGACCAATATTTATTGATTTTAGCCATTTTATATTAATTTACCGATTGAACCTAATTGTTTAATTACATCATTGTTATTATCGTAGTGAGTAGTGATACCTAACTCTTTAATTTTTTCAATTTTAGCTTTATTTGAACCAGTAGCATATACTCTTGATTCTGGAATACCTATTTCCTTAGCTACTGATAACATGCCTTCCTTATCGTTTCGAGCTGATATGATATAAATATCCCCTCTTATTCTATTTGCTATCTCTTTACCTTTATCAGTTGAGAGTGTGCCATCGTAATCAAATGAAGTCTTTGAAGTTTCAAGTTCTGTATAGAATGCTTGACAAACTGCATAACGTTCGTTAAAGTCAAAATGCTTGGCTTTCATTTCATTATCTGACATACAACGTTTAGTGTAGTCCTTATTTGATTCATTAACTTTCGGTGTTGGCATCTTATTATATTTTTGTTTGATTCCAATATGGACTTTCACTTATTCCCATTACATTGTCAGGAGTAAATTTATTTATCATAAATCTTATTCCCATAAAATTTAAATCAGTTGGTAAAGAATAACCAAATTTTAAACAATATGCGTTTTTATAAATATTTAACGTATTATAATTACAAAAAATTACTATATCTTTTTTTAAAAGTTCAGTAGGTATTGCATCACGTAATTTACCTAATTCATTAAATATATTATTTATGTTTAATTCAATTTTCTCCATCTTCTACTACTTTTAATACTCGGTAACCTTTATATTTCTTTACGTCCCTTTTAAGTTCTGTACAAAGCAATTGATACTGTTCACTATCCATTACTAAGACTTGACGTTTCTTTAAATGATTATCAGGCAGCTTAGCTATGTGATAGTCGAGTATTTCAGTTACTGATACCATTACTTAGTTTTTTTAGGTTTAACATCCCAAATTTCATTATCAACTGCATACTTGTATATTTTATCGAATATGCTATTTTCGCCACATGTTAAGCATGTAGTTAAGTCGATTGTTTCTCCTGTTAGTTCAGCGTATTCATTAACGATTGCTAACATGGTTGAGTTGGATGCGTCTGGCTTGTTACCATATGCAACGACACCTAAGATAAATTCTTTGTTTTCCTTTATCATAACTTTACGTTTGTTTTTATTTGTTTAATTATTCGTGCTTTATTTCTTTTTACTAATCGGTAATTTATATCGAGTTCCTTTGATATTTCTGTTAGCTTTTTACCAGAAACGTTTTCAAATAGAATATAAACATCGGATTCTTTAATATTTTTGTTAGTGTTTAAAAAAGTAAATACATTCTCAAAATCAGTATCTAATTGATAGTTGTAATTGTTATCAATTTGATTAACGTTATCAGTTGACTTGAATGAGTTACACATTTCAAATAGTACGTTATCTTTACCATTAAGACAAAAGGAACGGGATTGATTATTAGCTTTACCAAACATAACTGAGAATGTAAAAGCCTTTAAATTGTTAATCCTGTTAAACTTTTCGTCTTCAAGTGAATATAAATATAAGAATGTTTCTTGATATAAGTCTTCCCAAATAAATCGGTTGTTGCATAGCTTCCTGGCATTAGCTTTTAGGCTTGCATCTTTGTATAAATCAGATATTTGTTTCTCTTTAATCAAGATTGTAATATTATAAATTTATCCATAAATTCCAATTTAGTAACCTGTTTCATTAGAGTAGTGCCTTTTGTAATATCATCAAAGCAAATTGTTATTAAGTCTGAGTTAATATCATTAGTTGATAAGAATAAATTAGTCTTAACATTGCTACTATCTTTTAAACCTA